AGCCCCTTATGGCCAAAATAAGGGGCTTTAATTTTATCATATACTAAGGTATTTCTTTAAAAAGTTAATCCCTTCTCCATCTGAATAGGCCACCCCTACAGCAAAAAATTGAGTCTCCACAAATGCTTTAAACTCTTTCTGATTATCAGACAAGGTATTATCCCCAAATTTCATCTCAATATATAATCCATGCTTGTTAAATTTTGCACTATAAACAGGCAGGAACAAATCAAGAACACCAGCCTCTGTACCCTCCAACTTCATCTTTGAAGCAACTGCAATATGCCGCTTGCCTCCGTTTGGGATAGCATGCAACCACCTTATCTCTGGATGGGCTTTTCTTTGCCTCTTTGCCCATTGCACTACTTTGATTTGGTCTTGGGATTCACTCATCAGGGCCACCAAACTCAAAGGCCCCATATCCCCAATATGCAACCACAGTACCACAGTCTTTACAAGTGTATTCTTTTTCACAAGGGGTGTGGTTGATTATATCTTTTATTTCTGATTTGATATTCTTGCTTTTGCATTTTTGGCAAGACATATCCTTTTCTGCCTGTGGTAAATCATTTAGTGTTATCATATCTTGTCCCACCTCCACCTCTTGAACCTTGGCTGCCTCATGCTTCCTGCTTTGGTCTCCTCCTTGAACTCACACTCTGCTATGGCTCCCTTGAATATATCCTGTCTGCCCCAAATATATTGTCTGATATTTTGGTACCCCTCTATTATATCCTGGTACTTAGTGCCTTTAAGATTAGGGTTAGAGATTGACAGGGTGTTTAAGTCAACATCTTTTTTGGCCATCTTTTCTTTGAAGCCTGTGCCAACCCTGACTTCATGGCCTTTATAGTCAACAATTATTCCACCCAAGCTTCCAGCATGTTTGCCTTTGCCTTCATAGAATCCTATCACAACACAATCAGCGGTTTTTAAAGGAACCAACCTCATCCAATCAAAACTCCTCTTATCCTCATAGAGTGAGTCAGGGTCATAAATCACTATGCCTTCTTCACCTGCTTTGACTGAGTCATCATAGAATTTCATAGCACCAGTTTTGTAATAAAACTGTTGCTTAATTAATTTAACACAATCTGTGTCAACCAAATTATTCAACAACCATAAATATCTTTCTTCTTTAGTTCCAGGGACAGATGGGACATCAAACACATGATATACTGAATTTGGTGTTGGTTCATTATTCCTTATCAATCCAGATGCCTCATCAAACCCACACCCAGGCACACAAAGCTCACCATCAAAATCATGAGGGCATTTGGACAGTTCATCTTCAATGTGATCATGGCCTATTAATTTATGGCCTTGTCTTGAAAGCATATTACCAACACACCTGCCTCTTACACCATCTTTCTTGACAGCAATCATCATTGGCCATTTAGCTTTCTTTCCAACAAAGTTTCTAAGCAGCATGATATCAGGCTTTTTGGAGCCATCCCAAACCAAAGGAATTAAGCCTGGCCAAACTTTGTTTATAGTTTTAATATTTATTCCACATCTCAAATCTTTATTGAGGATCATCTTAAATACTTCAGCATCATCTGGGTACATAGAAACAATCATATCACTCACTGCTTCCAGAGATGCTTGGCCAGATAACTCTCTTGATGCCAGATCATCCAGCAACTCCCATACTGATGTTTCGAAAAAATGACCATCAATGTTTCCTTCCACTTGAGGAGCAGACATATAGTATTTCATGAATGGATCATAAGCATATTTAAATATATCCTTCATTTGTGGATACTTGGCCATCACAACCAGTTTATCATTTCCTTTTGCTTCAGCTATCTGTTTTATTGTGTCTAACATTATATTCTCCTTGTTATCCTTTTAATATTCTCAACAAATATCAATCCCCAACCATTGATTCTCTTGCCATATACCATGTACCAGTCCTTCTCTTCCTTGCCTGTTTCTGCTATTATTTTACCAAACCTTTCATAATCCTGTATCTTGATCTTACACATGATTGACCCAGTGTCATCCTCAAGAGTCAAGTTCAACCAAGCGGTTGCACCAGTAGCAAATTTGCCTTTCCTCTTGCTAACAAAACAGGCCTCATTGGCATCTCTCAAGTTCTTTTTGACAAGGCACCCTATGATAGTGAAATCACCATCTCCCTGTATTTTATTTATAAGAGTCACAACACTATTCAATCCATGGCTTTTTGGGTCTGTATAAAAATCACCATATAATTCCTTTGCTGGATACAGGTACTTAAAAGGGCTGTTTAAGGCTTTTATATTTTTTTGCATACCCTTTGGATAAGGATAGCCACCAGCTCTTAGTGTAACAGCCTTTTTGGCCTTTGTAATAGCAAAGCCATGCAAGGTCATAAACCCTCCATATAAAATATTATCCTTAACACTCCAACTTTCCATTGAGTGATCTGGATGAAAGAAATTATATTCAATACCTTCATTCTCAACAGCATCTCGCAGTATCTTTAAAGCACTCCGGTCACTATTGGAGTGATTGAGGCAAGCCACCACAAACTCCATAGGATAGTGTGCTTTAAAATAAGCACAAAGATATGATATTAACCCATAAGAAACTGCGTGACTCTTGTTGAAAGACCATGAGCCCATGGTATTAATGTGTTTCCAAATCTCTTCTGCTTCTTCTTTTGTTATGCCATTATCCACAGCACCAACTTCAAATTCTGCATACATCTTATCAAAGAACTCAACACCCAATGTCTTGGACATAGCCTTTCTGATAGCAGATGTTTTCTCCCAAGAAAGTTGTCCCAGCTCCCGAACAATTTTCATAACTTGTTCTTGATACACTATTACACCAAATGTGCTCTTTGTGGCCTCTACAACAACAGGGTGATCATTAACATATTTGACTTCCTTCTGACCAGTCCTGAATTGGATGTATGATGTGGCACCTCCTGATACCAGTGGGCCAGGCCTTCCCAGTGCACCAAGAGCAGCAATGTCCTCCATATTCTCAATGGGCATCTGCTTTGCTAATCCTTGGACTGCTATGCCTTCAAACTGGAATATGCCATTAAATCTGTGAGCATTAAATACTTCATAAGCTTTTGGGTCATCTACAGGAATTTCATATATCCATGTGTAGTGCTTACCAATTTGATCACAAATGTCTGCTATTATGGCAAGTGTTCTAAGACCAAGAGAATCAATTTTTAAAAGGTCTATTTTCTCAGCATCCTTTTTATCAAGCATGCCAATCCTTTTATTATCCCTGCTATTGACTCCACAATAATTAGTGATAGGCTCATTGCAGACTAATATGCCAGCTGCATGTACTCCTGTGTGTGAAGCATGAGCCTCAATACTCTTTACTACTTCCATACAAGGGTGCTTTTCAAGAAATTTTTGGCCAACATCTGTATCATTAAATGTGTCCTCCATGCAATCATTAGCACGAGCATCACCACCAGACCGATCCATGATTGCATCTTTAAGCTCTTGAACATCATCTATAGGTACACCCAGAGCCTGAGCAAATCTTGTAATTGCTGACTTTGGCTTCATCCTGCTAATGTTAGCAATCTGAGCAACATTGTCTCTGCCATACTTTCTTTCAAGATATTTAATAACCAGATACCGCTTGTTGTCTTGAAAGTCCACATCTATGTCAGGCAAGTCAAAACGGTTGACATCAATGAACCTTTCAAAATAAAGATCATATTCAAGCGGGTCAATCTCTGTAATGCCCATAAGATAACAGACCAATGAGCCAGCTGAAGATCCACGAGCTGGGCCAACAGCCATCTTTGTCTTGGCATATCTTATAACATCAGCAACAACAAGGAAATAATCAATATATCCTTTTTCTTTAATCAACTCCATCTCTCTTTTATATCTGGCAATATACTCTGGCTTTGTGAGCAGGCCTTTTGCCTCAGCTCCTTCTTTGCACCACTTTTCAATATTATCTTTTCCTATATACTTGACCATGTGTGCTTTAGGGAGTTCCACATTGCAAGATTCTGCTACACCCTCAAGATTTTCAAGGGCATATTCTTTTCCAGGAAACTCATTCAACCACTCTTCTCTGGTCAAGATGTGGATTGGTGAAGTCTTTTGCTCTCTGAGTCTTTCATCAGCAAAAGGCTCATATATATCTACATCTTCAATATTGGGATAAAAATTGTCAATGCTGGCTATTGGGTGCACCACATCTCTTTGAGAATATGGTATGCATGGAGACAATTCTCTCCACAGGCAACTCTTTGGCTTCAACAAATCCCACCTTGGAGCAACACCTCCAAATATAACAACATCCTCAGATAGCCCATTCACTTGGGCATATGTTATTCTTGGTCTGTAATAGAATTGTTGGTGAGCCAAATCTACAAGCTCATAAATCTCTTGTAAGCCCTTGGTAGTCTTAGCAATAAAGGTCATCCAATTATAAGGATATCTTCTCACACCCTTTTGGAGCTCATCTACCACAGGAAGTCTCACCCCATAGATAGGCTTAATGCCAGCTTTCTTGCATGCCTTCATCCACCTTATATGGCCAAAAGTATTACCATTGTCAGCTATGCCTCCATATGATCCAAGTGTAGCACACTTTTTAGCAACTTCATCAAGGTGGCCATAGCATTGCTTGAATGTAAACTCTGTGCGCAAATTAATCCAAATTCTCTTCACCTTTACCTTTCAAATATAAATAAGCACTACTTGTTGTGCAGCAATCCAAGTAGCCTGATGCTTTTTCTGCTTCCCATCTTGCTTTTACAGCATCTATGAAGTGATGAAAAGCACCAATATAGCCTGTGCCTGAAATACACACAGTCCACTTATTATATTTATTCTTATTTAGAGACACTCCTTTAACTCCTGAAGTATTATTTTTCAACACAGAAGCATTTTTAATATTACAACTGTGTGAAGATTCTCTTAGATTATCAATCCAATTGCTGTATGGGATTCTGTCTTTGTGGTCAATAATATTTTCTGGGAAATAGCCATAAACATATAACCAAGCAAGCCTGTGAGACTTATATGGCTTATTATCAATAGTTATGATAATATAGCCATTACTATCTTTGCACCCTGCCTCTTTCCCTTGTTTATTCATGTGAATTTTTGGTGGCTTTAACCAGATGAAAATCCCAGTCTTGGGGCTATATAATAGTTTTTCTTTCAATTCACTCTGGGTGATCATTTTATTCCTTTTAAAAATTTGTAATTCTCATATGTAGCCAACACATCAACCTTTGCCCGGTGTGCACCATCAATCTGCTTACCTGTAGCCAACTCATACAATTCAGAGTTCTTCAAGCGGTGCCCTTTGATGTGTATGCTTTGCTCTACTGTGCAAAATTTAATTGGTGGGTATGGGAAATGATGTTCCTTTCCTATCCTTCTAAGCTCTTCCACCAGCACCCCTTCATCAAAGGATAGGTTGTGAGCTACAACAGTATGAGACATGAAGAATACCTGCATGATTTGCTTATATACTTGAATGAAAGTAGGAGCAGTGGCAACCATCTCATCAGTTATACCTGTTATCTTTGTTATATGAGGTTGTATTGGTTTTGGAGGCTTTATGAGTGAGTCAAACTCTCTTATCAGGTTGCCTTTTCCATCAACCTGCATGGCATAGATTTCTGTGAGGTGGGGTTGTTGGAATTGGTTTGAACCCTTTGCTTTCAACAACCCAGTTGTCTCAGAATCATATATAGTTATATACATTTATCTTTCCTTTTTTCAAGTTATCAATATGAGATTTAGGTCTTTTTGCATGATATTTTTTCATCTTCTCTATTGTTTCTGGTGTGTGCTTTCTTCCCTTCCATGGGCTGTTGGTTCTTCCTTTCTTTACCATGTCAACAGAATTTTCAGCAGGAGTCCCCAGGAATAAATAGGCAGGATTAACACACCACTTATTATCACAACTATGACAGACAGACAATTTTTTATCAAATTCACCATTGGCAATAAAATAGCTGATTCTATGGGCACCAAGGTATCTATTGATATTTGCTTTTAAAGTAGCTCTCCCATATCCATTTGGTTGAAAAGTCCCAAGCCAAGGGATGCACCCATTTTTATCCTTATTACCTATCTTTTTATTAAATGCAGTTATTTTCTTTTCAATAGTCCATCTCATAATAATCCTTTTGGTGAGACAAACAAAGTCTGCCTCACCAATATTTATTATAACATAATCCGCTCTATGAGCTTGAGGTCAAATCCAATTCTGTCTTTGGAGTCAAAGACCACATAGTGATACTCTCTTTTGCCTTTTATGACTGGGTTGGTATGGGAGTCTGTGTAAACTTCCTGAGCTATCTTAATACCCATGATGCCCATTACTCTCTTGATCAACTCCATCTCTGCCTCTTCAACATGTAACCCCAAGTGGCTGAGGAAGATGTCATCATTGGCCTTATTCCTTTTGGTGTGCCAATTCCTGCCTTCAATGTAATTAAGGATTTCCAACTCAAATCCAAAATCATAATTGAAGTGTAGCTCTGCTTTATTGGTAGTTGGAACACCAAACACCTTACCAGTGGCTACAACTTCATCATGAGCCCAATCTTTAAGCCCCATTTTGGTCAATGTTTCAATCAACTTCTGTGGATCTTTTGCAGCAAATGCTATCTGTTCAATCTTCATATTGTTACTCCTATTTCCCATATGGGATGATTGTTCCTGCCATATATTTGTGCCTCTTCTTTGTATCAAGAATAAAGGCAATGAATTCAGCCAGCATCTCAGGGTCAGTCTCCTCCCCAGCAGGTAGTGCCTTCAATTGGTACTCCCTTGCAAATTCTGGAGTCCAATCTCTTAAACCACAAACCTTCTCATCAATGTATTTAGACATCTCTGTGTCTGCAACCCTGTTTGGTGATATACCAAATACTGTTATCCCTTTTGGCCCAAGCTCTCTGGCCATCTGTAAGGTCATGATATGAGCAGCACCTTTGCTTGCATTGTATGCTATGCTGTTAGTCATAGGCATATGGCTGGCATTGGATATGATATTTAATATGGTACCCTTTGACTCAATTAGGTTGTCCATAAAAGCTTTGGTTGTATTAAAAATGCCCTTAGCATTGGTGTTCATGACCCTGTCCCAATCATCAGATTGGGTGTTTTCAATCCAGTCAATAAAGTTGACTCCAGCACAGTTTATGAGGATATCTATACTGGCACAGTCTCTCAGTACTGCAAGTTTGGCTGTTGTTTTAACATCATGTTCATCAGACACATCTGTGTTGAATGTCATCAATCCAAGCAATGGTGATCTCTCTATATCAACATTATAAACCTCATGCCCAGCTGCTATCAATGCCTTTGCTGTGTGATGCCCTATCCCTGATGAAGCCCCTGTAATTACAATTCTACTCATTTATTGACTCCTTTGCCATTGCTGAATAAATAATTTTATCTTCCCAAGAGTCAGGGTGGTCTTGATGATCTGCCATGCAAGATGCTATCCGGTTGGACTTTATGACATCCAACTCAAATAGGTGAAACTTGAAAAAATCATCTTCTGTCTCAAGAGTCAATCCATCAGGGAAAAACTCTTTCATTATCTTACCATGCCTTTTATAAGCATCACCATATTCAATATTCTTTGCCTCAAAAAGTTGGGCAGCACTGTTGAGTATGATAGGGACATCAAGATTTATTGTCTGATCTGATTCACCAAATGTTGACTCCTGAATTTTATCTAAATAACCTACATTGTCTGGTTCAATATTCTTCATAACATAAGAATCACACTTTATGATGTTGTCATTCCCTTTCCCATCACCAAATTCAAGCCCTTCTGCAGAGCAATCAGGATATGTGTTCCTGCAACTTATGCATAGGTGGAGGTGCATCTTTTTGTGTTGTTGATGCTTATCTTCACATTCAACCAATACTGCTTTGATGCCTTGCTTTTCATACATATCACAAATATCTTTTCTGTCATCATAAGCGCAGATTACATCATAACTGGTCTTTATGCTATCAAGCAGCTCCTTCTTCACAAAAACACTTGGCCTGTTATCATTTATACTTCTATACATGATATCATCAGATAAAGCCAAATATGAATATCTACTCAACCATGATTCAACCTCATTTTGATATGTTATATTCTTGGCTGTACAGATGATAACAGCAACATCAAGTGTTTGATACTTCCTCAGTATACCAAGTAAATCATCATTTGGCAAATCCTTATAAAACAGGTCATTCCACTCATCATAATTCTTATTATTGTAATGATGGATTCTATGAGCACAATTGGTCAGAGTGCCCTCTAAATCAACAATTATACATTGTTTCTTTTCACAATCAATAGATTCATCTGTGCATCCTTTTTCCTCCATTACATTGTCCTCCCATCTTTAGCCACTGGGTTTGCCACATGATCAAACTCTTTCCAAGCAGCCTCCACAACCTCCCTGACATCTTCTGGATTGGCACAATATTTCTGCACAGGGCATTTTTCATATCTTGGGAAAGCACAAATGCCATATTTCACACAATGGACTTTTAGTAATGGTTCTGTCCAAGGGTGAATAGCAAGCACCTGCTCAACCATTTGTTTAAATACACCCTGATATTCACCTTCTGCCCGCTTGCACAAGCGGAGCTCAGCCATCTGTGAAAGTGTTCTTAAGTTAGCCTTAACAAAGATTTCTGTATGGATAGCTGTTGGTAGTACACCTCTTGCATCTTGCACTGGCACACCTGCATCTACTAACATACCATATCTGTCAAGAGAGTACTCACAAGCATCTTCATAGTTATCATTATCAGTGGTTTTCAGATATGTGAAATCCCTTGCATCCACAACCCTCATTGCCTGTTGCTGAAAGGATGCTGTCCTTGTCCTTACTACCTGGTGGGTAAATGCTCTTGAGACATTCTTGATTTCAAAGGTATAATCAACAAATTCAAAAGAGCTTTTGATTGTATCCATCATATAGCCCAAGTGCCCAAGCTTCTTGTCTTCATCCCAAAGCGTGATACTCTGAAGTGTATCACCTGCATTCAATCTACCACTTTTAGTATAGATTAATAATTCAAGTGCATCCTGTGTGTGATTTACAATGTTTACTGTTGGTTCCATTAGTTATTTTCTCCCTGTTTGTGTTTCATAGCCCCATAGGCGCCAGTTTTAATTAACTTCTTTATTACAAAAATATCTTTAAGAACATCATCCAACATCACCTTTGGCCTCCAAGTAGCAAAGCGACCAAGTGAGTAAATACCATATTTGACAGTCATCTCTGTTATGAATTTTGTTCTTTTATTCTCACCAATGTGTGTGATTTTTCCAAAAGGCTGCTCAAAATTATGAACTTGATTCATCATACCCCTGTGAAAATCAATGCCTAATGATTCACAAATCATATTTAATTCCTTTTCACCCAATGCCCCAATACCCTCTGTGATAAGAGTATCACCTGTGATGCTTGCCCTGTATGTGTTCATCTCAGGGTGTGGGTAGTATACAGTGCAATGGGAATCACACCTTTTGAGAAGGATTCTATTGACATAGATTGTGGAATAATCTGCTGGCCTTACTGGGTTGATGCTGCTTGTGCTTGTTAGATGTGCTAAGTGCATCAATGGAATTGTTGATATGACTGGACTTGTATTGTGTTGTATTATTTCTTCACTGACTATGTGATCATAAACAACTTTACATCTCTTTTTTAGTCTATCCAAAAAGTCTTCTGGTGGTATAAACCTTTTAACCTGTTGTATATTCAGTATGCTCCGGCCAGTTACCTCCCCTGTAGCCTTTTGAGAATACATATGGGCAAACCTTGGAGTTGGTTGAACCTCTTCTCCTTCAAACCATATAGCCTTGTTGACTGTGACTTCCTTAAAAGGGATGCCAAGCATATTCCCAATTGTATCAGACTTAAAGCGGAACACAGCCTTGTGATCTGATTCTCTTTCTGGCCCAGCCTCATATATCAATGAGCCTGGATTTAAAGCACCACACAAAAGCCCTGTATATCCACCACCTATTATAATCAGTTTACTCATATTAGCCCCCAATAAATTAATAGTTGTTGCACCCCAAGTCCAAATAATCCACCAATCAACCAAAGATGTAAATCAGAGAACCACCATTTTATAAATCTCTTAAATTTATCTCCCATTCCATCCTCCCTTTTTATTCAATATGTCTTTTTTAAAGTTGAAAGTAAATACCAATTTCAAAGCATCAAATTTACACTCTATCCAGCCTTCTCATTTACCTGACCCTTAGTATATGGTCACCACCAAAGGTTGATTCCCAGTATTTTCAGACATCAAAAACATGCTCTTTTATATTTGGAAACTTGTCATCTTCTGCAACCAATATTTTAACAGGGTTGGAAAGGGTATGGCACAGCTCAACTGCCTCCCTTGCTGTTCTTGGTGGGGTGATCTTACTCCTTCTTTTCCACCAAAAATGAGCTTTGTGTTTTGCATATTTTGTGTGCTCTAAACACACATATTCCTTGAATCTTCTATGGCCACATTGGTAAGCCACCTGTAGCATTGGTATTCCTTTACTGCCAACATAATATAAGTACTCAGTGTCATCTACAGTGTGCCACTCTTCTAAAGTCAATAACTTCCTGTCTGCAGCAGTGGATGACAATTTGTGTCTGAATTCAAATTTCTTCTTACAAGCAGGGCACACTCTAACAGCAGCATGAACTATCTCCCAGCAGTTGTTACACTCCTTCATGATGGCCTCCCCACCTCCTTTGCCTCTAACTTTTATAACAGGGGCATCAATTGGGCCATTCCTTAGTAGGTTACCAGCAAAATCCAAGACAAGACAATCTTCCTTTCCAGGAGCTACCCTCAACCCTCTCCCAATAATCTGGACATGTAAAACTGGGCTTGCTGTAGGTCTCAACAACCCTATCAAATCCACATCAGGAGCATCAAAGCCAGTAGTCAATACAGCCACAGATACCAATGACTGATACTGTCCATCTTTAAATGCCTGTATGACCTTATCTCTATTAGTAGTCATCTTGCTATGCACACAAGCGGTTTTGATGCCCCTATTGTTCAACTCAGATGTTATATGCTCAGCATGCTCAATATCTATTGCAAATAGTAGCCACTTTTTCCTTAAATCCTTATATATCAAGAGTTCATCAACTATATTTTTTGTTATTAATTCTCTATCAAAGGCAATAGATAACTCCCTTAGTATAAAGTCACCAGCTTGCTTCTTAATCCCAGTGGCATCAAGCCTCTTCCTTGTCCCTTTGGCAGTCAATTTGCATAAGTAGCCTTCATCCTGTAACTTTTTAATAGGAATAGTATACACTATATTGTGAAAAAAAGCACCTTCTCCAAGATGGAGATAGCCAGCACCAAGCCTGTATGGAGTGGCTGTGAAACCAATAACAGGCTTTTTGACTTGCCTAAAAAATTTATGATACATACCGCTTTTTTTATGTGGGATTGTGTGAGCCTCATCCACCAATATTATGTTAAATAAATCAAACAACTCTGGCTTATTAAAAATGGACTGAATCCCAGCTATAGTAATATTCTTTATAGACTTGCTGTTTAAACCAGCTGAATATAGGCCAATTTGGGTGTTTTTACAGTGTTTTTTAATAGCTGAATAGTTTTGCCTGAGTATCTCTTTGACATGGCTTATAACAAGGATTTTCTGGTCAGGCCACTTAGTAGTTACTATATTGCAAAATCCAGATATCATAATACTTTTCCCACTTCCAGTGGGGGCAACCACTAAGGGGTTGCCCTTCTTCTTGGATTGGAAAAAAGTAAAGATACTATTAACAGCTGATTCTTGGTATGGTCTGAATTCAATCATCTTGCTTCACTCCATCTATTTCAACCCAAGCATCTAAGCAAATTCCACGGGTTGGACAAGGGTTGTGCTTACAAAAATCAGACAATAGTATCTTGCAAATATTTTTTGCAAATTCTACATCATGGTGTGCATCATGTGTGTCTTCTATTTTTTCCCATTTTGCATTGGATGTAATCATCTCAACCCCTCCATCATTGTATGTCTCTTGCACCCTATTAATTGCTGAGTAAAAGAGAGTTCAATTTTATGCCCAGAGCAATTCCACTCACCATCATCACAAATATCACCATACTTGCATGTTCTGCAATGCTTCAGAACACTTTCACCAAAGTGGCAAATTTCAGCATAGTCACACCAAGCAACTCCACACTCAAACCAAGTTGACTTGCCTATTTTTGGAAGAGGAACCTCTGAAGATATGATATCAATGCCTTTCTGGATAAGCTCTTTGGCATTGTCCTTATCAATAGCAATCCTTTCATAATACCTCTCATCATCATTCTTGTTTACTGCTATGTATAAGCCTCTTGTTAAACCCCACTTATACATGTAAACATCCATCTGCCCAGCATGGACTGGCTTGCTTGTCCTCATGCCTTTCTTCTTTAAGGCTTTGAATGACTTATCATTATGAGTTTTGTACTCCCCTAAGTGTGGAGTTTTAGGTGCATCAGGGACATTAAGAAGCTTATCATCAGGATGGCCTTTCATATGCCCATTCCCATCAACAAACTCTGGCTGGTTGTCTGGGTCAACTGTGGAAATAATCCCAGCATTAACAAGGTCTGCCTGGATGATGGGCTCCTCTTTGTGGCCTCTACTAAACAAGCGGTCTTGCCTTGGTGTTATAGTTCTTTCTTTGACACACCTGAATCCATACCAAAGCTTTCTTGGACAGGAATCAGCAAGGGAGGACATACCCAAATATGACCTGAATCCTTGAACAACTTCTCTTTCTTCTATAGCTATTTCAGTTTTGGTTCTTGTATCTATTGGTAGCTTTGCCATGTTACTCCTTTTTTAACCCAATGAGAACCATCTCTACAAAGATCACACCTTTGTGAAGCTGGATATTTACAGGTATGATAGCAAGATATTGGTGGTTGTTTTTTCTTCTTTTCTGTATCCATGAACCCTCCAGAAATGGGGAGAGCCAGGTGCTCTACCCCATATTTTAATAGTTAATCCCAACCTGGCTCATCATCATCATCTCCAGGTGCTTCATTCTCCAAAGCCTCATTGGAAGCACTTTTGGCAGCACCCTTTGCTGGCTTGTATCCACATGTCTCATTCCCTGCAGGATAATCACCTTTTGCTGGCTTAATCTTAATCTTGACCAGCATTGGAATGCCATGTAATACCTGTGTGTCCTGAATGATTCCTTTCCCCACACACCGACAAATTGTTGCCAATTCTTTCTGTGCTATCTCTACAGCAGTAACACTTGGGTTTTGAACATTTAAGTTTGTCCAAACAAATCTTCCTTTGAACTCACCTTTGAGAATCTGGAATTTAAGCTTGATATACTTACCATCTTTCTTTGCTGTTGTTTCATATGATGATTCAACAATCATGGCAGTGTACTCCCCTGCTGGGAATGGGTCAAAGCCATCTTGCATATCATCATGTTGTGAACTATCAAATGCTTGTGGTAACTGGGCCATTTTTTTACTCCTTATTGGTTTTATTTATATAATCTTTTAATACATCAAATTGGGCTCAATCAGCCTCATCAAAGCCATCACCATCTGGGAAAGGGATGTTTGAGTCAACTTTTTCCTTCTCTTCCAACTCTTCCTTTGTGTGTCCAGTCACAGGCTTATCTTCCTTTGGAGCAGCCTTCTTTTTTGCAGTCTTTTTAGGAGCTGCTTTTTTCTTAGCAGCTGGCTTCTCCACTGGCATAGAGCTTAATACTTTTGCAAAAAGCTTTGTAAGATTGGGTTCTTCAATCTTATTAAGCTCACCAATCCCTTTAGCATACCATTGTATGCAGGAAGTTGTCTGCAGGTAGCGGTATTCAGTGCCATCTTTCTTTTCACCAAGCCGCATAGGGAACACAAAATCAAATAAATAAGGAAGGGCTGGCCCAAGTTGTTGCCCTGGCATTAAAGGCACCCAGGTCACTATTCCAGAGTATTCATCCTTTTCCTGTTTTGCTTTGGAAATAACATAAATGTGCTTGTTTGGGATTGCTACAAATTTTTTGATCGCAGGGATGAGATATTTACCCATAGAGCCATATGCAGCCTGGGGGTGTGGATTAGCATCTTCAGGATTTTCATTAAAATAAGCCAGCAAGGATTCAGCAATATCTGAAACAGAATCAATTACAACTGTATCAAAGTTTTTACCCTTGTCACCTGTGACTATATCATAAGCCTCAAGAAGATCAAGATGATTCTCAATTATAAGCATTGGAATTTTATGATCTTTTAGGCTGATGGTTTTCTTTTCAGAAGAAATGATGACTGGTCTTGGTGCTGTCTTTGATAACTCTGTTTTGCCAATACCTGATTTCCCAAACACTAAACACTTTATATGACTTGCATTTTTATCTGTTGTTGTGAATTTAACTGCCACTATAGCCCCTTTCTTTTGTTCTTTTTAAAAGTTTTTGATTTGTGATTCCAGAAAGACATGTCCCTGCCAGTGTTCCCAACTCCTTGTGCTTTGATATTTGCCACAAGTTGTTTAAATCTCTCCATCATTGATTTACCTGGGTTCATGATCCATCCTAATGAGCATTATGTTGCAGCCCTGATTTAATTAGCATATTTGATAAGAATCCTAAGCACCATGCTGTCCCCAAGTAATCACCTTGAAACCAAAAAGATATGGCATAACATAGTTCCATGACCACATCAGCGGCCAAGCTGTGATCAGGCCAACAATCACAATTGCAACAAGCAAACATACATACTTACCAAAGTTCTCCCATGCAGAGTCCATCTTTTCCTCCTATATGAATTTAATTACAGTTATTATCAAAGCAATCATTGTTATGAATGCCACAGCCTTTTCAATCATCACACACATTATGCCCATCTATGGCTGATTTTAATTCTTGGGTACAATGGAAGCAGATTGACTTTGCTTCACCTTCAATGTTGAATATTAACCAAGGTGGATTTTTAGTGCCTCCTTCATACTCCTTGACAGAACAAAGTTCACAGGCATAAAGATCAGGTTGTTTTTCTATGCCCATTACTCCTCCTTAATAGCCAAACTTGGTGTTCCTGGTTTGCTTTCTATAGCCCTGTGGATTAACATGCCATCATCTAATGTGTTGTATTCAGCAACAATCAAGCTTGGTTTGAATTTAACACATTCTTTTTCAGAGTCAGACAAGTCCTTCCACACAGTCTTTAAAAGAACCTCATCAAGTTTATTGGTTAGCTTTGCTGTAGCAGTCAAGCTATACTGGCCAATTTTAGCCTTTTTAGTGCCTTTGATCTTATCCCCAAGGATATCTTCACAAATTCCCAATCGAAGCTCTAATTCAAGCTTTTTTGCTTGTTTAAGAGCATCAGATGCCTTCACCCACTTTACAATAGTTGATTCACTTGTTTCCATGTTCCTCCTTAAGCTTTATTTCATAATTGTTTTCCAACCAATCAATAAAGGCACTTATGCCTTGATTTCCATAATGCCAAGAGCCACTAAACTCACCAGATGCCTCTTCCATCACATCTTTGGCTTTTAAGAATAGTGCATTGTTAAGCTTTGTGACCTCCTTTGGCACCTTATTGCCAACTTTCATCACTTCACCCATTCCCTTTCATATTTTGAATCTTTAGTCAATATACTACAATCAAACCTCTCACCATCTATCACAACACCTACACACTTATTTTCAGATACAGACCAGTAGGCAGTAGGCTCATCAATAGACAAAGAATATACAAAGCACCAAATGGCCAGCATAAGAAACATTGCACCAAAAATTAAGTCTTTCATCTCCCCTCCATTAAATCCTTTAATAAACACATGAGTATCATGTGCTTGTGAAAGTATTTAATATACTACAACCTATTTGGCTTGCTGCTTGTGCTTTTGGACTTTAAGTGTTTTGAACTTTTAAATTTAGCCCAAGACCACTGGATGCTTATTTGGTCTTGGGCTGGGGAGGAACTATGGCACTACATTTGGAAATTACTCATCAAACCCTTCAGGTGGCCATTCACCAGCATCTTCAGTTTCTTTTCCGGCTGCTTCTTCTTTTTCAAGCTTCTTCTTGGATTTCTGGCCAGCCTTTTTTATCTTTTCATTATCAAGTTTTTTAGCTTGATCTTTCTTGCCTTTTTCCAAAATCTTTTCATTGACCTTTTTCTTCTCTGCTTTCAATGCTTCCAGGCCTTTGGCATTGTATCCATCTTTGGATTTACAAGCCTTGAAAGCTGCCCTGATAGGTGCATTTGTTTCAGCAATATATGTGATTCTTATGCCATTGGCATGTTCCAGGATTTGATCTTCAAATTTTGGGATGAACCCTTGATCTGCCATTCTTCCCATGACCTCTTTGGCAACATCTTCATCAATGGCATCAATATATACAGACTGTGCCTGCTCCTCAGCAACCTTGGCAGGAATTGCTGCAACTGCTGGAACTGCTTCCTGAAGAACATTACCCTTTTTATCCAACTTTTCCTTGATAGCCTTAATAGCAGCAACTGC